GCTGTGGTCTGTGTAGTACCATCTGGGAATTCTAAACTGCCATCACCGCGGAAGGTCCATTCGGATGTATCAGTATCTTCTGAATCAGTGCGATCATATGATATAATTCGCAGGCCGCTACGATTATTATCTTGCCACGCTAATTGAATTCGACCTCGATTTAGTTCTGTTTCATCATTGGGATTGCCAGTGTAGGCTCTAATGAGACTAGTGTCTTCACCAAGAGGCATATTGATCCAACGCACACTAGTATTGGCACTTTCGGTACTGTCTATGTAAATGTGTCCGCCATCGACGCCGCCGACAACAATGTCGCCAGGAGCGGTTAATGTACCAGTCTGTCCAAAGTTCCAAGTATAACTACTGCTGTCCTCACTGTTGACTGTGATGTTGATGCTATCGTTGCTGGTTAGGCTATCGCCTGCGCCACCGCCAATTTCACTGCCCGCATCGCTGTCATCAGGGTCTTCCGCTTCGTTTTCTTCACCAGGATTGACAACTTTAACAGCACGAAGTTTACCAGCAACGTTGGTAAGTTTAATATTGTCAAGATAGATACTGCCACCTGCGGTGTAAACGTGTCGCCATTGATTTGTAGGACTACCTAGGTCTCTGGTGTTATCAGTATCTGGAACGATATTAGTTGCTACAGACGAAAAATCAGTAACTTTGTCGTCCCAGTATGCTAGACTATTCCAAGCAGTTGTACCTGTACCTATTTTAAGTTTATTATTGGTTATATCAATACCAATCTCGCCCTGTGCCAATGTTGGGTTTGTGCTGGTCCAGTTTGTCGCTGTGTCGCGTCTTAGTTGTATTCTACGTGCCATATTATGCTCCGCCTCCATCTATGTTGTTTTCGTCATTAAAAATAGTAATAGCCGCTCCACCGTCTAGGACGATGATTTCATATATTTCGTCAAAATTTTGATTTACTTTATTAAACGCATCACGGATGATATCTCCGTCTTTGGAGTTTGCGCTAGTACCAATGTTTATCGTTTGTTTTGTCATTATTTTCGTCCTAGGAGTTACTTCAACTAGTATTTATCGTGCGCTAAATATAATACTATGCCACGCTTATCACTTTACCGCCCCGAAAAAGGCTCTGATTACAAGTTTATTGACCGCACAGTCTACGAGATGTTTCAAGTAGGCGGTGTAGACGTCTTTTTGCACAAATATATTGGTCCTGCTGATCCCAGTGATCCCAACAAGGCCATGGGAGAAACCACTATTCAGGATGTGCTGTTTTTAGAAAATCGCGATAGAAAATACGATGCAGATGTTTATACTCTACGTGGCGCTTACAACATTCAAGATACAGATTTTAACCTCAGTCAATTTGGCTTGTTTTTGCAAAACGACACAGTATTTCTAACAGTACACATTAACAATAGTGTAGACACCATTGGTCGAAAAATAATGAGTGGCGATGTGGTAGAATTGCCTAATTTAAAAGATGAGTATGCGTTAAATGATTTTAAAAGTGCTTTAAAACGATACTATGTTGTAGAAGATATTAATCGAGCCGCTGAGGGATACAGTGCTACTTGGTATCCGCATCTATATAGACTAAAATTAAAACCCATTGTTGACAGTCAAGAGTTTAAAGATATCCTTACTCGTCCAGAAGATGAAGATTTATTTGCCGGCGACTGGAGTCGAGAAAGAACATATTATGCTGGCGAAGTGGTAAGATACAATGGAACTTTGTATGTGGTCAAGCCAACTGTTGGTGCTGAGGGTACACTATTAGAGCCGCCAAATCTTCAAGTTTGGAGTCCGTACAACGACAACACTGTACGAGATTTAATCAGCACCTATGAAAAAGAAATGCAGATCAATGCCGGCATTATTGCTGAAGCAGAATCCGATGCAGAACTAAGCGGATCAGATACCACGCACTTTTATACATTGTCTGTTGACGGAGAAGGTAGATCGGCAGTAGAAACCGCAGACACTGATATAAATGTAGCCAGTGCATTTGATATTAGTAATACATCAACACCTCCGGTAAGAGATGGATACAAAGGTTACTTGTTGGAAGATGGGATTCCTCCAAACACTTCTGATGGGCAGTTTGGATTTGGTATACAATTTCCCCGTGGGCCAGTCAATGGTGATACATTTTTACGCACAGACTATTTGCCCAACAGATTGTTTAGATGGAACGGCAACAGATGGATTAAACAAGAAGACAATGTACGTATGACTCTTTCCAACACTGATGATCGTAAAACACTCAAGACTTCCTTTATTAATAACAGCAATCTCAGTGGAATTTCTAAAATTAAAAGCGATGTTATTCGCATTGACGAAAACAGAAATCCGCTATTCGAACCCGATAAAGGAACTGTTAACTTTGTTGTTAGCAACAGTTCATTGTTTATATTAACAGATGTACCCTATCAAGAAAACATGTTTGTAGAAGTATGGCTAGACGAATTAAGTAAAGCCACAGAAATCACGTTATCAGATCAGCAGGGATTTTTAGCATTTACAGTTAATCATCCAATTTTAGAAAGCACAATTATACGTTGGACAGCCTTTGATGAAACTGTTGACCAGCGACAAAGTCTAACCAAGGCTTTGAGAAAAATTAAACCAACGGCGGATAATTAATTATGCAATGGTTCTATGACGGACAAATAAGAAGATATGTAGGACAAATTGTCCGAATGTTAAGCGGGTTTAGATATCAGAGTCTAGACGGTAAACAAACCACCGTGCCTGTGATGTACGGAGATTTAACTAGACAAGTAAGTAACATTATTAGAGAAAACTCGGAAAATAAAATTCCCAGTGCTCCTAGAATTGCTGTTTATATCAGCGACTTAGCCATGGATAAAACTAGGCTAGCAGATTCTACTCACGTTAGTAAAATTCATATTAGAGAACGTGAAAAAGTTTTTGACAGTGCTGGCAATTTTGTAGAATACGGTGTCACACAAGGCAGCGGATACACAGTAGAACGTCTAATGCCTACACCATATAAACTAACTGTTAAAGCCGATATATGGAGCACTAACACTGATCAAAAATTACAAATTTTAGAACAAATTTTAATGTTGTTTAACCCTAGTTTAGAATTACAAACATCTGACAATTACATAGACTGGACCAGCATCAGTGTGCTGGAAATTACTAATATTCAGTTTAGTACAAAAAATATTCCAGTAGGTGTTGACAGTGATATTGAAATAGCATCTATAACATTTGAGACTCCAATTTATATCAGTCCTCCTACTAAGGTCAAACGATTAGGTGTTATTCATGATATTATTATGAATATACACGATCAAAACTATGACATAGATGTCACAGAAAAAATCAATATAGGTGGATTTGATATTTTTGTTTACTATAACACCGCCACTGGACAATACAATGCAGAGTTATTAGATCCTAAAACTGCACTTAGTACATTAAATGAAGATGCTGTCACAGCGTGGCAGAAAAATGGCGCCGATTTAAATTGGAGAATATTGTTAGATCAATATGCTGGAAAGTTTAGGGCTGGTAGTACACAAATTTTCTTAGAGCAAGCCACTGGAAATTATATTGTTGGCACTGTGGCATTGAATCCTGCAGACGAAACAAAGTTAGTTATTAATTTTGATCAGGACACTTATAATACCAATACTCCTATTCTGTGTACACAAACAGGCATTACTAGAACCAATGTGGATGCAATCATAGATCCCGAAACTTATAATCCTGGAGCAGTTACAGGAAATCCTAGATATCTAATATTAAATAATATTGGAAATAATACGTCAGCATGGGGTAACATTATTGCTAAAGCCAATGACATCATTGAATGGACTGGCACGCAGTGGGTGGTTGCACAAGCCTCTGAAGAAATTGATGAAATAATTTATACTACTAATCTTAGAACCGGAGTACAATATAAGTTCGAGGACGGCGAATGGACTCGTGCATTTGAAGGCGAATATCAGAAAGGTTCCTGGCGAATTGTGCTTTAAATAAGTACTGTTATGACCAGCATTAGAGAACAGATTGTTTGTAGCGGCGCACTATTTTACGCCAAGTCTACACGAAGATTCCTACTGTTACAAAAAGCCACAGGCAAGCATCGCGGAACATGGGGACTTGTTGGTGGCACTAATATCGAAGGAGAAACTGCTTGGCAAGGCCTTCAACGTGAAATAGCAGAAGAAGTCGGCAACATACCTGCTATTAAGAAAACGATTCCTTTAGAAACATTTGTTAGCAATGACAGCGTGTTTAACTTTCACACATATCTTTGTGTAATCGACAACGAATTCATTCCCACACTAAGTAGCGAACATCAAGGATGGGCATGGTGTACTGTAGACGGCGCACCAAAGCCGTTACATCAAGGATTGCGTAGTAGTTTTAGTAACAAAACAATACGTACAAAACTCCAAACAGTTTTTGATATAGTTGAGTTGATATAAAAATGCCCCTTGCGGGGCATTTTTGTTTTACATACGTCCTACAACGACTTCAATAACTCCACTGTCTCCGTCAAAGTCTTCCAATGCTTTACCAATTACTTGGCCCATCTTTGGATCTTCTTCTGCACGAGCGCAGCCATTGCCTGCGGCAACTAACATGTCTCCCTTACGGATCTTACCAGTTACCTTACATGGTACACGACCTTGTAGTGCTAGAGCAACTACAGTTTCGCCTTTTAAGCCGTCATTCATCAGGTGTGCTGGATTTGTAGAAACAACACCTGCTACCTTACGTGTTCCGTCTAGGGCCAATGTTACTTCTGCATCACCGCCAAACATAACAACAGTACCTTCTTCGTACTTGACGTCGCCTAGATAGTTTTCTGCCAAGTCAGCGTAACGTGCTGTTGTTGCTGTACCGCGGAACAAGTTAGCATAAATGTCACTTGAACCATCACGCAATGCAACTGTGTTTGCACTACTTGCTGTGTTACCTGCATAGTCTGTAGAACTTACACGGATGTTAGTTGCGGCACTTGCTAGTCCACTTAAACTTGCAGTAATTGTACCAGCACTAAAGTTACCAGAACTGTCACGTGCAACAACTTTACTTCCAGTATTTGCGTTTGTAGCATCGACTGCTAATGTACTTGCGGCACTGCCGTTGAATGTTGTACCAACACTCCAAGTTAAGAACGAACCTGCTGTTAAACTAAACAAGTTGCTGCCTAACGCCACTCCACTAATTGTGCTGTTGGTTAGTTTAGCATTAGCAATGCTACCTGCCAACATTGTGTTAGACACACTGCCAGTATCGCCTGTTGTAACAATTGTACCACTTACGTTTGGTACTGATAGTGTACGTGTTACGTTAGCAGTTACACCACTTACGTCAAAAGCCATTTTCTTAGTGTTATCCACATCGTCCTGGAACAATGTAGAACTATCAGTAAATGTCTTATTAGTTAATGTCTGCGTACCTGTAGTTGTTACAACACCGCTAGTAATACTAATTGTACGTGCGGAACCACCGTTGAATGTTGTACCGCTGTCTAATTGTAAACCAGTACCAACTGTCAAGTTGTTGGCTAAGTTGGCTGTAACAATTACTGTGTCTCCTAGGTTAACCAGTGAGCCGTTCAGTGTAATACTGCTATTTGCCAATTTGTTATTTGGAATAGCACCAGCCAACATGTTGTTAGATACTGTGCCAGTATCGTTAGTACCAATTAGCGTACCGCTTGTTGGCAATGTAACGCTAGTAGTATTTGATACCGCAATAGTTGTATTGAACGAACCAGAAGTAGTTAAATTACCACCTAGTGTAATTGTTCTACCTGTATTGGCAACACCTGTACCACCATACTGTCCTGCAATTACGTTTGCAGTCCATGTACCGCCTGTTAGTGTACCTACGCTGGTCAAACTAGAACCTACCACTGTACTTCCTAGTGCAGTAGCACTTAGCACAGCAACGTTGTTGACTTTGTAAGTCTTGCCTGTTGGAATATTAACGTGCTCGTTCAATGTCCAGTTTGTATTTGTTACATCCCATAGAATTGTATGGTCAGTAGTTCCTTTTAGGATAATACCACCGCCGTCTGCTACAGCATTAGTTGGTGTTGAACGTTGTGCCAACTGAATAGCATTGTCTGCAATAGTAACTGCTGTAGCACTTAGAGTTGCATTAGTACCACTTAGTGTTACGTCGCCGTTGACTGTTAAATTATTTCTAACAGTTGTTGTACCAACCAAACTAGCACCAATTGCAACAGCAGTACCTGCTCCTGCAATGTTAACAGTGGTTGCATTAGCATTAACTAAATTAAATGTTGTAGCAGTTGTAGTAATGTCACCGCCGTTTACAGCAATGTCGCCGGTGCTGGTAATATCTGTTGTAACGTTAATACCACCGGCTGCGGCTGCACCAAGTGTTAGGCTACCAGCACTATTAATTGTGATTGCACTGTTTGTACCAGTAGGGCTAAAGTTAATAATCTGTTGGTTTTGTGTAGCACTTAAATTACCAACTAATGTTGTTTGTACACCAAGTGTACCAATAGTAGTTACACCAGCAGGCTGAATGCTTACTGAACCTGTACCTCCTGGACTTAGTGTAATAACAGCATCGTCGCCTGTAATACTTAAACTGCTGTTGAAACTAATTGCTCCGCCAACAGTTAAGTTACCACCAATGAATGCATTACCTGTTGCTCCAATACCACCTGTGACTTGAAGAGCACCAGTTGTGTTGCTGGTACTTTGAGTGTTACTGTTAAACAATGCACTGCCCGCAGTAACACTACCTGCTAGATTCAAGTTAGTAGTCCATGAAGGAATAGATCCGTCTGAACTTAAAACGCTACTAACTCCGCCAATTGGTAATTGAGTTAAACTTCCGCCAGCACCTGCATACAACAAGTCGCCTTGTAAGTATGTTGTTAATCCTGTACCACCTTTTAGAACTGGCACTGCCTTGCTGAAGTTATCTGGATTAGTATAATATGTTCCTGGCTGACCGCCTAAGAAGCCGGCATCAATAACACCCGGTTTGATACTTACGTTACCAGTATCTGCTGGAATGTTTGTTGCTTTACCTACTGCAAATTGACTCTTGTCGAATGATGACACACCTGGATTTGTAAAGTTAGGAGTTCCACCATCACCGTCTACCTTGTCAACGTCCAATATTGGAATGTTGTAATAGATAGTATCTCCACCATCTGTATATGTGTCGCCAGATAAACTAATTGCAGTGTTAGAATTTTTACGAATACCTTGAACAGCAAATGCAAAACTGCTGTCTCCGCGGAGGAATGTTTGTGTATTAGCAGTGCCTGCGCTAGCCAATCTACTTGTAGCAAATACGCCCGACACAATATTACTTGCATCAAGACTGCTAACACTTACCGTTCCCCAGTTTGCAGATAAACTACTACTGTTGTTTACAGTTGCAGTAAATGCAACGTTTTGTGTTGTCAATGTAGCCGAACTTGAACCTACATCTGTAAATGTTACTCTGCTAGTAGTTGTACCGCCAACACTTGCCAGTGCATTTGTTCTGCCAGTGTGTAGAGTAAATGTATTAGTACTTACGCTACCAACAAAATAATAAGAATCAGCAGTTAATCCTGCTGGCAAGTCTGTGCCTTCAACATAAACAGGATCGCCTGTGGTAAATCCGTGTCCAGCCTTGTATAGGAAACTTAGACTTGTAGAACCAATACTCACTGTGTTGCGTGTTAGAGTATGAGTACCTGTAGAAGTTGCTGTTAATAATACTTGATCCGCAGGATTCAATGCATAGTTAGTGTATAACTGTATTGCATTTGCATTAATAACTTTAATAAAGTAAGCACGATTGTTGGTTAATCCTCCAATGCTTGTGTTACCTTGATTGCTATATTGTAGGATATCACCGTTAGTTAATCCGTGACTGGTTAAAATAATATTACCAGTACCTGTATTAACATCTGTATTTCCACTAAAACTAAATGTAGTAAACGCGGCAAGGTCGCTTATGGTTGTAACAGGAGCATTATCGTCTTCAAAATAGTCGTTGACTGCACCTGTAGCGTTAAATTTAGTTTTACTTCCAACTAAATCAACATACAGTCTTGTATCTGCACGGTTAGCAGTAATTTGAAATCCGCTGCCTGTACCACCAATTGTGGCTGCACTCGCACTTAATACGTTACCACTGGCATATCCAGAACCTCCGCTGACGATGGTTACGTCAGTGACAGCACCGTTGGTAACAGTGATATCTGCCGTAGCACCAGTGCCGCTGCCACTTACGTTAGTTAACGCAACACCAGTATAAGTTACGCTACCGCTTCCTGGAGTGTATAAACTTCCACCTAATAAACTACTTAGGTTTAGTCCATATAATACGCCTGCACGATATTCTGTAATTTGGCCTTGTGCAAGACCAATTGCACTGGTAATTGTATTACCGTTGGTAAAATTATATCCTGTGCCACTTAGTAATAAGAACTGACTGCTAGTGTCGTTGTTCAAGAAATAGTTATCAACAATTTCTGCAACAGCAGTTAATCCACTTGGATACACTCCTGTGACCACGGATCCATTCTTACGAATAGTTTGTGTGGCGTTGTCTTCTGTAAATGTACCGGTTACACCATATAGTGTTACACTAGTCCCGCTAGTGACTGCTTCTTTAACACGACCCGAACCGGTTGTTCCTGTTTGTGTAATTAGATCTCCAACAACTGCGGTTAATGTGCCGCCAGTTAAAGTTAGAGTTTGTTGTTGATAAGTTTCGCTGGCATTATCGCCGTTAAACACTTCTACTGTTGGTATTTTTTCGCTTAATAATAAACGGCCACCAAATGTTGAAGTTGCATAAGTTGTAACACCTCTTAGTGGAGGAATCAAGTCAACGTTAATCTGTCCAGAACTATTTAACTGAACAAGTGCTCCTGCAACTGAGTTGGTAGAAACGTTTTTATCAAGTACACTACCCAATCTGTTGTTAATAAAACTACGAATAGCCTTTTGTGTAGTCAATCGACTGTCACTAGCGCCGCCAATTTCATTATCACCTAAGCCAGTATCGTTACTAATACTACTAATTTCAATGCTAGACAATGATAGTCGTAGTACGTTCAACTGTCCAACAGTAACTTCAGTACGGAATGTAATCTTACCAGTGTTGTTCTCAGCCTTAATGAAGTCACCGACTAAGAAGTCACCTGCTTCGTTGGTACCTGATGTGTAAACTCGTCCTGGTAATTCAGTATACTGCTGGTAAGCAAGAATGGTCTGTCCACCGTTTTGTGGCAATGCATTATAGTCTGTACCTGCGCCTGCAAATTCCCATGTATGTGAAGAACTGTTTAAGATACTTGGACGATGGTAATTACACTTAAATCCGATAGTACCGCTTGGGTTTTGTATCTGACTTGCAGTTCTAGTACTGTTTGTTTTTACAACTGCGGTGTATAAATCTGTACGATCTTCTACAGATACTATTGGTATGGCAGTGTATGTGCTTTGATCTGCTGTAATTGTACTTAATAATGTAAATTTAATACGCTGTTGTTCTTCGCCAATTGTTGTCAATTCGTTAGAAACAACTAGTTCTCGTGTTGCCGGAGTCCAACTTAGTACGTAGGCATTGTTTGTGAATGCTCCAGTACTACCAGTAATTTGAGAACCGATTGCAAATACATAGTCAGGGGTTGATTCAGGCAGTGTTAATGTTTGATAACTGTTGTGACTGCTGACGACAGATTCAACAAAGAATTCTTCGACGTTTTTAGCAATACGATGTGTACCTACACCGCCAGTTTGAATATCTGCAAGATATGCTAGTCCGTTGTCATTGAATAATTGAATTGTATTGGCACTAATAACTTTAACAAAGTAGATACCGTTATCAATTAAACCTAAAATACTAAGGTTACCAGATACAGGCAAGTCTGCATAGTAGTAGACACTATCGCCATTTAATAATCCGTGATCTGGAATAGTAATGATATTTGATACGATATTAACTGCACCGCCTACTGCAAATTCTAATGGCAGTGCTCCAGTGCTAATTGCACCGTTGCTGGAAATATCAATTTCATTTTCTAGTGCTCTAACCGCAGTTACAGTTGTAACACTACCTAGTACACCGTCACCGCCTGTCTTGGTTAGATATTTGCCAGTGACGATGCCTGTGGTGTTTACACCAGTTAAGGTTGCAGTGTAAGGACCGCTGCCTGCAATATCTGTAATAACACCAGTACGATCTGCAATTGTATCAAACGCACGAGAGTCAAAAGACAACTCTGTGCTGGCTGTTTTAAAGTTACTGGTTACGTCTACATCGGTACTAGCATTGCGGAACTTCAATACATATTGTGCTACCGGTTCGCGTTCTGTTCCTAGTGTTGTTAATGTAATTCGGCCGCCGTTGGTGCCTGTTGCGGCAACAAATCCTTTGTCAAATGAGAATACGTTCGGACTGAAACCGCTTGATCGTAGTGCGTACAAGCCAAAGTTGGTGGCTGAGTTAGTAATAGATAGGTATCCGCCTGACTGTGTATACGAACCGTTCAAACAGAAGATCTGGAAACACGACACGATCTGCGCATAACCATCGTTGGTTACTAGCCAACCTGTACCACCGAATGAAACCATGGTAAAGGCGTTGGCAACCATGGACTTACCTTGTGGAGGTGTTGCACCATCCACTGGATTTTCCTGTTCAATTTCAAATCCTGGAGGACTAATGTTAGGTTCTCTAATCTTTTCACCGTCTACCCAAATACCATTACCACCTAAGAACGAAATAATAGAGCAGTTTTGAATATACGGTGATAGTGAAATTTGTGGTTTGTTTCTACGTAGACCAAAGTAGCCTGAACGATCAACTGTGTCATCTAGTGGGTCGTCAAACGCCACGCACCAGTTAAATGTATAGTTAGGAACTAAGTTTTCGTCTAGTCCATCTCGGAAAGTGAACCCAGTCATGTAAGCACCGTTACGAATACGGAACATATCCTTACCTGCGTTCAACGGACGAATAACCACAGAACGTAAACTGTCACCTACAACAGAAACTTTGTCTGGAATAATAATTGGGTTATCAATGTAAAAGTCGCCTGCGGCAACCTGAATAGTGATAGGAACTTCTTGGAAACTGTTGGCAACAACTGTAGGTGCAGGTTGTCCTTCAAAAATACCAATAATAGTATTGAATAGTGTTTCAATGTCAGTTAATGCGGCTGCGCCAGATATACTAGGATACTTAACTTGTGTTGGTTCTGCGCCAATAGGCTGGAAGAATGGGCTGATGGTTTGATTTTGTACAATCTGTTTAGCAATTCTTTTAGCATACTTGTTGGCTTCAGCCGTTTCAAATCGTTGATCTGAAATAACCAATGCCGCGCTGGTATTGCCGGCTTCGTAGTAAGCAAGTCCGGCTTCAACGCTTCGTTCGTTACCGCCAAGAATAAAGTCAAGAATTACTGCATCAAGAATCAATCCTGTATCACGAGAACAAGTTGCGCTGTTGTAAACAAATCCTGTAAATGTATCTGCAATATAATCTACAACGTTGTCGATAATTGCATTGCGGTTAGTTACTTTAAATGCTGTAAATGGGCCTGTTATCGCGCCAACTTGCCAACTTAGGTCAGGTTCTACTTCTGCTGGAATAGTTCCAATGCCGTTGATGATAACTCCTGAAATAATACCTAGTAAACCAGTTAATGTACCTGCTTCAACAGTTGTGGCATTACTGCCACTAGTGACCTGTGTTACCGCAGTTTGATAAACATCTGTCACTGTTACACCGCGAACAACCTTGTCTGTAAGATATGCTAGGCGATCAATGGCTTGAGATGTAACACTTTCTTGATTAGGAACTTGTGTGTCGTATGTACTACCATCTAATGATATCCAATAAGCATTGGCCGCGCCAACTGTTGCACTATTTCCGCCGTATAATACGTCATAAGTAATTGCGTCAACAATATACCCTACATCTCTTGCACATTTTGCTTCGTTATAGGCAAAATCTTGGAATGTTGTTTGTACAAAGTCGATTGTGTCGTCGATGATTGTTTGACGATCTGCAACTAGTTCTAATCTTGCGTTCTGTAATCCAGTAGTTGCCCACGACAAATCTGGGTTAATGGCTGTTGGTAATGCTGATAAACCGTTTTCTACAACGTTTGTTATGATAGTTAGTAACGAGCCTGCGGTTGCTGTTTCAATAGAACTTGCAGATATTGCACCTAAAGACTGACTTGCACCACTGTATGCTTTAATAAGACTAATGTTAACAATGTCAGCAGTTGTAGCACCTGATCCCCAAGTATCTGTCACTGTTTTGCTAACTGTCAAGGTGATTGTATTTGAACTAATAGTAGTGTTAGTAACACTTACTTCAATGCCGTTGACATAAATTTCGTAAGGTTCAGTGCCGTCTAGTGCAACAAAGTCTGCTAAAAATGCTGTTCCGTTGCTATTGCCAGTGGCTTCTAATATTAAGGTATTACTACTCCAACTGGTTATTGCGAATCCATTAGTAGATGCAGATCCTTTTGTATAAACTGTACGATCTAGACTTGGGGTTACTGCTACTCCAGTTAATACTTCGTCGACAATAGTAGACAAATACTCAAATGCTTTTTTAGTTTGAAATATTTGATCTGGTACTTGTGTTACTGCGCCCACCCAGTATGCATTTGCGGCTGTACGTGTAGCAGTGTTACCGCCATATAATACGTCATAGGTCAGTGCATCAACAATATACTTTACATCACGTTCGCATTTTGTTTGATTGTAAGAGAAACCATCAAACGTTGTGGTCAAGTATGCGCTGGTGTTGGTGATAATTGTTGGTTTTGCTGTTGCTAAAGAATCTGTAGCCGCCACAATGTTTACATTTACCCATCCAAAACTTGGGTAAGTTGGTGTTGGTAATCCTGCTGGAGTTTCAGCAGTGATAACATCTATAATCAATTGTAGATCTGCAGAAACTAATGTTGCTTCTGCACTAGTACCTACTGCGGCTGATCCAACACCTGATTGTGTTTCAATATTTCCAGATGTTACTGTTACTGCCTGTCCTTGTATAATCTGAGATAGAACAGTGTTTAATCGGTTATAGGCTGCAATAGTTCCATCTTTTTGACCTGCGCCTAATTGTCCAAGTGTACCTACAAAGTAAGAATTAGCGGCAACAATACTTGCAGAATTTCCACCATATAATAAGTCATAGGTCAGTGCATCAATAATGTAGCCAACGTCACGAGCACATTTTACACTGTTGTATGTAAATCCATCGAATGTGCTGCCAGGTGCGGCTGTGGCAATTTGATTATTAATCCATGCAACAATTTCTGACTTGGCAAAATTTCGGTTTCCAATAAGTTGATTTTTAGAATTAATAACTGCTTGGGTTGCATTTGCTGGGTTGGTAAATGTTAAAGCATCTGCAGATGTATCTGTGGACACTACTCCGTTTCTAATAATATCGACGACTTCGTCAAAGGCAGCACCGACGCGAGTTACAGTAGTTCCGTTTATACTTACTGCGGCTAAGGCAGCGGTTTTTGCAAATTCAATACCTGCAATAGTTTGTATATTTTGTCCACTTAGTACATAAGAACTGTTGGCACGTTGATAGGCTAGGCCTGCTGTTACAGCATTAAAGTTTGTACCTAAGGCAGCATCGTAACGTGCGGCATCAATAATGATCCCAAGATCACGTTCGCAGGTTGTTTTTACAATACCATTATATGTGTAACCTACAAACTGTTTGTTAATATATGTACTAACTGCATCGGCTATGAAATTACGATTGGCCTGTAACTGATCCTTTGCATCTATTTCATCTTGAGTAGCATTACTAGGTGCGTTAAAAATAATAGCATCAGTTGAATCGTCACCTTCAGCGTTGGCAATAATGTCTAAGATTTCGTCAAATGCTAATGTAACTCTTTGCACTGCTGTAGCATCGCCGGTGACACTTAATAATGCTTGACTCTTAGCAAATTGGAATGCCGCAACAGTTTGTAATTTTTGATTATTTTCTAAGTAGTCTGCATTAGCACGTAGATAAGCACGGCCTGCAACAACAGCATTATAGTTTGTGTTTAGTACTGCGTCAAAACCTGCGGCGTCTAATAACAGTCCTGTGTCACGAGCACATTTTTCTTCGTTGTAGGTAAAGTCAGAATAGTTAGTATTAATCCAAGCAATAACTTCTTCTTTTAAGAAGTTTTTATTTGCCTGTAATTTATCTTTGGCTGCAATTTCTTCAGTGCTTGTTCCAGCATTACTAGGATATACGATTGCGTCTGTACTGTCGTCGCCGATGTCGTTTTCTAAAATGTCAACAATTTCTGCAAATGCTGTGTTATAGCGACTAAGTGCAGTTGCGTTGGTGCTAACAAACGATAAACCTTCTTGTTGCGCTTGAAGAATTGCACTCTTAGTTTGAAGAATTTGATCTTGGATAACTGTGTAGGCATTTTCACGACGATATGAAAGACCTGTAGTCACAGCCTTGTAGTTTGATCCTATTGCAAAATCTAATGCTACTGCGTCAATAATTAGTCCAAGATCTCTGCGGCACTTTGTTTCGTCGTATTGGAAATTTACAAAGTTAGCATCGATCCACTTAATAACTTGACTTTGGATAAAACTACGGTTGGCTTCTAGTAAACGCTTGGCATTAAATTTGCCTTGTCCTGGATCAACTAACGGACGTAGACCTAAACTTGCGGCAATTTGTGCGGCACGTTTTAAACTACGCACAGGTGCGTTAACACCATCGTTGTCATCACTACCTTTTCTGTCTGAGACATAAACACGGTTACCGCCAAAACTATCTGGACTACTCCACTCTAAGTTACCTTGGCCGTCTAGTGCTAATACGCTTTGGTCGATAGGCTGGAATGTTGGCAATTTGATTTCATAACTAAAGTCAACATTGTCTGGACCTTTAATAGTTACGGTGTTTGCATTCGCGGCATCATTAAAAATCAAACCTTTTTGATTTTTAATTCTTACATCGTTGACAAATTCTGTTCCGTCTTCTGTAACTTCGAATTGCGTTACATTGTCAACTTTATTAATAATTTTACTAGGTGTAGTACCGCCGTCGTCGTTTGTGGTAACACTGGTGTCACGTTCAAACGTTGTTTTAGTAATATCAAGTATAGTATCGTCTTCTTTCTTTAGAAAGACTTTACCGTCAGCAGTATTCATCGCTAGTTCGCCTTGAACCAACGACCCTGGACTTGGTGTTACACCCGCATTGTTATTTCTCTTAAAAAGGATTCTTGATGCCATAATATTCCTCGTTTTCCTTGTCTGTTCTTATTTACCGTTTCTAAAATCCACGTTCTTTAAAATGTTCCGCAGTCGATGACATCGGTCCAAACTGGTACACCTTGAGCAGTAGTGGTTAAAATTGCATTACTAGTTTGCTGATTGGTTCCAGTATATGGAGTTTCATAATCGCTGCCTGCTGTACTCTGTATGGCATCGGTACTATTTCCGTACAATATACCTCTAGCATTAAATTGGCCGGCACCAGTACCACCGCTTGATACACTTAGTTCGTTTTCGAACAATACTGTACCGCGCAATGTCAACTGGTTAGCACTTACGTTACCTTCAACATTTAAGTTTTCACCTACGCCCATACCTCCTTGAACTACCACAGTACCTGTGGTAGAATCAACACTACTAATACCAGCAGTGAATCTAGTTTGAGCATTTGCTTCTAAACTTGTAAATCTACCTGAGGCTCGTGTTGTTGCACCAATGTTAACGTTATTAATGTTGCCAAGTGTTGAAGGATTTAAAATAAATCCACCTTGTGGTTCAATGATAACACGACCAGTACCCTGCGGACTAATAACAAAATCGTTGTTTTCACCACTGGTGTTTAAAGATGTTAATGTTAAGTTTCCGTTTACTGTTAAGTCAGAATCTAAAATTACATCGCCGGTAACTGTTAAATCTGTAGCGACGGTAGTTAGACCACCAAGACTTCCCATGTTAATGCTGGTTGCGGCGCCACCAAAGTAAATTGTTTCCGCTGTAGTATCTGCAAGGAAGAATGTTGTATCTGTTACAGCCAATGTTGATACGCTACTGTCGCTGGAACCCACTGTAATTTGTCCTGCTACTGCAAGGTTATTTCTAACATTAGTAGATCCACTTAACGCACCAATGTTAACTGTTGTGGCATCACCACCAAAGTTAATTGTTTGGGCAATGTTGTTTAATAGATCAAATACTGTGCTTTCTGTTTCAACACTTTGTCCAACGTTTGTACCGCCTTGGAAATTAAAACTTGTACCGTCAAAACTAATTGTACCACCGGCTAAGTCAATTGTACCGCCGCTTAGATATAAATCACGGAAACGATTTGTTGAACTACCTAAGTCGTAGGATACATTATCTGCTGGAAGAATATGGTTACTTACAGTAGTGATTCCAGTAACATTCAATGCACCTGCAATATTAGTTGCACTGCCAGGAGCAGCCACGTTAACAGTGTTAGCACCACCGGCAAAGTTTACTACAGTAGCATTGGTATTAATTAAATTAAATGTTGATTGATTAGTTGTTAAGTCGCCGCCTCTAATTTCAACGTCTGCATTTGCTTGTAGAGCATTTTTAACAATAGTAGTGCCAGTGGTTGCACCAATATTAACAGTTGTACCGGCACCTGCAAAATTAACTGTTTCTGCAACAGCATTGATTAGGTTAAAGGTAGTTTGATTTGTTGTTAGGTCGCCACCTTTGATTTGAACGTCTAGTTCAAAAGTGGCCTGGCCGTCAACTGTCAATGCATTGTTAACTGTGGTGGTACCAGTGGTAGAACCAATTTCTACAACTGTGGCAGCACCGCCCATGTATAAGTTTTCTGCTGTTGTGTTAGCAAGATAGAATGTTGTATCTGCTGAATCAATAGTTGAAGTCGATCCTGCCGAACTTCCTACTGTTATTTTTCCATCTACATTCAGATCATTCTTAACGTTGGTAGAACCACCTGTACTACCAATGTTAACCTGTGTGCCTGCGCCTGCTAAGTTTAGCGTAGTAACAGTGCTGTTTAACAAGTTAAATGTTGTTTGACTTGTGGTAATATCACCACCGTCAATGTTTACATCTAAGTCCACATCCAAGTTGTTTCTTACAGTTGTTGTGCCGCTGGCTGCACCAATTTGTAATGTTGTTGCCGCATCAGCAAAGTTGATAGTTGTAGGTGTTTGTAGTAAATTAAATGACGTCTGATCAGTGATAATGTCACCACCTTTAACAGTGATATCACCATTAAAGTTTACCATGGTTCCTGCAAAATCTACAGTACCTGCTGAGTTACCAATGTTAGTTGCCAAGGCAGCGCCAGCAAAGTTAACAGTGGTTGCTGTGGTGTTAAACAAATTCAAAGTTGTGTTGGTAGTACTGACAGTGTCACCGTCAACTTGTAAATTTTCGCCGGCAACAAGATTGTTGTTAACAGTGGTTGTGCCTAGGGTAGAACCAATACCCACTACACTTGCACTGCTACCTATGTTAAGAGTAGTAGCACCGCTGGTTACAAAATTGAATACGCTTTGATTAGTGGTTATCTCTCCGCCGTTGACTGCTAGATCGCCGTCTACTTGTACAATTTGATTACGTAATTGAATAGTGCCTGTGGTTGCACCAACAACAACACTAGTTGCCGCTTGACCGATATTCAATGTGGTAGCAGTATCATTAATTAAATTAAATGTTGTTTGATCTGTTAATAAATCGCCACCTTGTATTAAGATATCAAATGCAAATGTAGCACTGCCATTAACTTGTAGATCGTTGGCAGTTACATCTCCGTTGATGGCATTGATAATAACGCTACTTGTATCGCTGAATACACTACCTTTAATGTCTGCAACAATACCTGTGGGTACTTCTAACATGTTATTAATTGTAGTAACGCCAAATACACTACCAATGTTCAATGTGTCTGCGGCACCGGCAAAATTAATTGTGTTGGCTGTATTATTAACTAGATTCAATGCGATTGCATTAGTATCAATGTTGGCTGTTGCTCCAGTGAACACACCGTTAAGCGTAACATCACCATTGGCTTGAAAGTTATTTCTTACAGTAGTTGTACCGTTTGCCGCACCTAACGTATCTACAGCACCAATTTCTATTGTAGTTGCATCTCTAGCAAAGTTTACAGTTTCAACATACTGATCAAGTATACTAAATGTTGTTACACCGCCAGTGATAATTGGAGCAGTTCCTTGATATGCAAATGTTGTAATAACACCAGTGTTGTCACTTGGTTCAGTACCAACACCACCTGGTAAAACTTTAGGTGTATTAACAGCAGTAACACCGATTACAATATCGTTGCCTGTAGGAGGTAATGATCCTAGTGCGCCGCCGTCAAGACCGCCTAACGCAGTACCTCTAATGTATAGCAAATCACCTACAAACGGTGTTGCGTTTGCAACCCAACCTTTACCTCCAGAAAGTAATGTTACTCTTACAATGTTACCGGTATCGAATTCAAATTCAATTTCAAAACTTGCATCCATACCGTCTGTAGTAGTTGTCTGCCCGCTTTGGCCTGCGTTGGCAGAATTTCCAATAATACCAGATGCAACTATACTTGTAGTAGGTTTAGCAGAAATACTGTTTCCACCAATTCTAACTACACCATCGATATCTGTGTTATTCTTGATAGTCGTAGTACCAGAGGCTGCGCCAATATTAACTGCCGTTGCTGTGACGCCAAAGTTAATTGTTTCAACAGTGTCTGGATATAAATTTTGTATTAAGTTATCACTAATAACGTCGCCGTTGGTAATTAAATTATTGGTAACTTGAATTTCATCATTAATTGTAACAGTACTTAATACACTACCAATTGTTACGTTACCGTTTGGAAATAGTGCTGTTTCAGTAACTTTGTCAACGCCTGCAACTTTAAATGCATTTCCTGATAACACATCAATATTTTGATTTGCAGTAAATGCGTTAGTGGCATCAACCCAGTTAAATGTTTTGTCGCTGGTGCCTTTAATTGTAATACCCGCACCGTCTGCTGTTGTGTCTGTAGGGCTTGCAGTACTGGCTAATTCGATGTTTTTGTCGTCTACTGATAGCGTAGTCGAGTTAATAGTAGTTGTAGTACCGTTTACTGTCAAATCGCCTGACACTGTCAAATTGTTTCTAACAGTGGTAGTTCCTGTTGTAGCACCAATTGCAACAGTTGTTGCGGCGCCACCAACATTTAATGTTGTGGCTGTTGTGTTTAATAAATTAACTGTTGTTGCAGTTGTTGTGATATCTCCACCGTTAACTGCTAAGTCACCGGTGAGTACTGTATTGCCGGTGACATTTAAATCTGTACCAATGTTAACACTGCCTGCAACGCCCACACCACCTGTGACAACTAATGCACCGTTGGTAGATGTTGTACTTGCTGTAGTTAAAGGAATAGTTACTGCTGTTCTAGTAATACCAGCACTCTTAACACTTCCATTGCCTGTGGCATTTTCTGTGTAAAATTCTAGTTCACCGTTACTAGCACCTGGACTTGTTTCAGGAACGATGTAGGTAAATCCGTCAACAGATTTGACTCCTCCTAGAGAACCCCAAGCACTTGCGGCATAACCTTCAAATGTTGAAAGTTCGCTGTTGTAGCGAATCATACCAGTTACAGCCGTTGGACGCTGTGAAATATTACCTACTGGAATTATAAAACTTCCAGTGCCGTTGGATATTACTGTATCTGCATACAATGTTCTCCAGTTTTGTCCAATAGAACCTAAATCATACGTGTCTGTGACATCTGGTACTAGATTACTTGTAAAGTCAGCAACAACTGTTACTGTATCTAATGTTTGATTACCAATAGTGATGTTGCCGCCAATTGTTACATCTCCAGTGACATCTAAGTTTCCTGTAATATTAGTATCGGCATTAATGTTAACTGTAGAAGATCCGCTAGGATCCATTACAATGTTGCCTGTTGCAGTACTAATAGTGTTTCCTGCTAGTATAAGATTTCCAGTGCTGACAGTTGTTGGATTAACTATTGTGGTGTTAGCGCCATCTGTAAAATTAATACCAGTTAAACTAGTAACATCAAATGATGGAGCCTGGAATGATACATTACCAGTGTCAAAGTCCACAGTAAACAAATCACCAATACGATAATTTCCTGCTTGGTCAACACTATTATAAAATACTCTACCACCGTTAACTTCGATAACTTCATTGGCTTGTACTACTGTACTCTTGTTATTAGATAAATCAGCACCTGTGCCAATATAGGAAAAATTGTGTGCCATGATGTTCATGCTAACATCTACACCATCGGCTTTGATTCCTTGATTACCATAGACGTTTGCACTAGCAATTGAACGCAGTTCTGCGGCAAATTCTGCTCGGTCGTATCTTGTAATGCTGGTAGCAACACCGCCGGTGCTGGAACGAATGTCTTGTGTGATGCCAGCATCATCTAATATAGTTGTGCTGCCGTTTGCGCCGTCCATGTGCAGTAGCAATTTAGTAGAACCATCGCCCACAAATGCAGTTGTGTTAGGTGTAAAGGTTGTGGTGTATCTTGCTAGACCTTTGGTAATTCTAAATTCGTCAATGTATCCAGCAAATGCTGTTGTACCGTTGTATTGAGCACCAACTACTAACGGCTTTGCAGAGCCATAGTTGGTTGTGTCAGTGTAAGTATTAGTAGATACTACACCATTTATAAAGAATCTTGTTACGCCGCTGGCACGACTGATGGCAAGATGATTCCAAGCATTGTTAGTATGAGTATTACTACTTGTTAATACAAATGCGCCATTTACAAATAATCTTAAATTGCCAGCACCGTTGGACTGAACAGCAACGGAATCTTCATTCAAGATTGTTCTTGTGTCAAACAAGAATTGTGTAGACACTGCTGTTTTATAGAACCAGCCTTCAATGGTGAAATCGTCTGTGCCAAAGCCATAATTTGTATCTGAAGCAATGCTGAGATAGTCACCGGTGCCGTCTAATAATAAACTAGATGCGCCAAATTTTTGCTGTGCAGTACTAAGTTGTGCATTACCAGATACAGTTATTGTATTGCTGGCTCTTGCTACGTCTGCGTTGGTTAAGAATCCTGCAACACTTCCGTCTAGTGTATATCTGCTGCCTGAAACTGCTTCAATAACACCGCTGGCTAACACTGTTACGTTGTCGTCATCGTAGAAACTTAGTGTGTTTCCCACATTGAATGTTCCAGTGATTCCAGATAGTTCAATATAAGTTTTACCGTCGGCTGCACGGCCAGTAGCACCCACCACGCCTTCAATAGCAAGATCTGCAAAATATGTAAAACAAGTTAACCATTCACTGCGGGCGCCGTTCTTCATTATCAACGCACGACTGTTTGGTACAATAAATGTACATTCGTTAAACAACATTGCGGCTTCGATGCTTGACCTTGATACTTTAGATCCGTCAACTAATGCGCCACGGCCAGCATCGCCTGCGGCATATCCGTAGGGATCTGCACTGCTGGTAACACTGCCACGGTTTAATACTGTAACTCTTTCAATATAAGGACTGCGTAAGGCAATAGTTATGTTTTCTGCAAATCTAAATGCATAACCAGTGTCATTGATGTTGTTGTAAAACATTTCACCAATGGTAAGATCGCTAACGCCTGTGTCGCCTTCTAATAAAAATCCGTCTAGATCTTCTGTAGTGGTGCTTGGAACAATCTTTGTAGAACGAATTCCAGTACCAACAACGCTAACACCTTGAGGAACTGTTAACGGAAAATCTTCTTCAAATGTTCCTGGACCAATTTTAACTGTATCTCCACTAACTGCCACGCTTAATGCTTGTGCAACAGTGGCAAACGATGTGCTTGGTGTTGTACCTAGTGCAGAGTCGATTCCGTTTGTGCCTACATAGTAGACATTTCCTTGACTGCGGTTTACTGATAGTGTATCCCAGTAAGTAGCATTTGTTGGAAGATTACCTGTGGTTTCTATCAATGAAATATATAAAGCATCTTGATATCTAACTACTGTATTAGCCGGGTATGTTGTTAGGGCGTTGTACGGAGTTGGATCCCAATCAACACCTTCGGTCATTAGATCAAAATTACTCGATGTGGCAGTGAAGTTTATGCCGGCTGTATGAGAACTAATACAAACATAACTGTTTGCACCGTATTTTACAACATCGTCTTTGGTGTAGGCTGTGCCTGTTACCCAAGGGCCTTTCCAACTAAATTTAATTTTTCCTAGATTAATCATGCTCATTTTATATTTCCTTTAGTACTTGAATACAAGTCTACCGTTATCGTCTATAACAAATTCTCCGTCGCTGATTCCGATAAAATAATCGCGATAATTTTCTTCTTGGTCGCCGTTTTGTATGTCAACATCATCATCGTTGCTACGAGTATGAATTAACTCGCCTTCGGCATTTACATTAAATCCGTAAAACGTTGTTGTATGTTCTTGACGACCTATGAATTTATTTGTCATACTGTGATCTCCAATACGCTAACTGCTACATCGCTCGATGTGGCTGTATCTGTCTGTACATACAATGTGCTACTTTCTGTAAGCACTAATTTTTGATCGCCGCCCATGGCTGCTAGTGCAGTGCCTGCGGGAATTCTAGCACCTTTAACAATGTTAATTTGTGTAGCGCCTTTTTCTAAAATAATATCTGCTGTTACCGTTCCAGTAGTATTATTTGAAATGTTAATACCAATCACTGTGGCTTTTGTTACACTGTTGGTAGTGTACACAATCGTTGGAGTTGTGCCTACGTCTGCTGTTATTTGATTGTTGAATACGTTTGCCATGTTCTTATTATCCTAGGGCAATAGCAAAAGCAATCGCATCGTCATCATGCAACATACGATTCCACGCTACACCGTTATAGTTTTCTAAACGCTGAGTATCAGTGTTTAAACGAATTGTACCTGTTCTTGCAAGCACTGGGCGTTCTGCCGTTGTTCCTACTGGAACAATAAATCCTGCTTGTCCTAGTACAACAACTTGACCTGTGCCTGCTGTGTCAAATTCTAAATCTGCATTACTGCGGAAAGTTCTAATAGTATTTCCAACAATTTCAATTTGATCGTTTAAGAAACTACCAACAACAGTAATATTTCCAACGCTAAGTCCATCTACAAATACATCGTCAAAGTAGCCCGATCGCCACGGTTTTGCTATTGTTCCTAGGTCGTAGGTAGATGCTGTGTTAGGAATAATACTAGAATTTACATCTGCACCGAACACTACGTTATCAGTGTCTGCATTACCAATGTTGATGCTACCACCAAGATTGATATCTCCGGTAACACCCAAATCACCGTTTACTTGTAGATTATTACGTACAGTAGTAGTGCCGCTGAGAGGAGCACCAATAGTAATAGTAGATGCGGCACCAAATGCGTTTATAGTTGAAGCATCGGCATTGAATAAGTTAAATGTGCTTGCATTAGTAGTAAGGTCACCGCCTTTAATCTGCAAGTCTTTATTGATTACTACATCACTTCTAAAGGTAGTTGTACCTGTGCTGGAAGCAAATACTAATGTTTCGGCGGCGCCAAACGCACTAACAGTTGTGGCTGTGCCGTCAAATACGTAAAAAGATGTTTGGTTAGTATTTAGATAATTTCCGTTGACTGCTAGATTCTTAGAAATCTCAGTGTCGTTATTGATTTTTACTTTATCAAATATCGTAGGCGCTTGTAATTCTAAACTGCCAACAGTTGATTGAATTATGTTGCCGTTGATGTTTACATTGTCAATTTCTGCATAAGCATCGTAAGATGCATTGGGCTTGACTAATAGTTGATTGCTTCGAGTTGTGCCGACAACGTCTAAGGGATATGCTGGGTTTGGATTTCGAATACCTACATTACCGGTCCAAGTAAGAGGATCTGTGGATGCAAGTACATCCGCGGCATGAGAATTAACATCAAGATAGATCAGGTTGCTTTCAAAGCGTAAGTTAACTCCATCACGAGTTAAATTCTCTTTGAGCAACGGACCCGAAATACGACCGATTTCCGGCATTGCGCTCTCCTTAGACCCCGTGTTTCACGGTTAACCACCTTGCATAGCGGGTTTACCACTGTTTAATTGTTCAGCAGACACATGTCGGCAGTGAACAACTGTATTTAGCGGTTTGGTAAAATAAGGAGTGGTTAGCGGTCGAAACCGTGAAGAACGGTTACAGGTTTTCCAAATGGAACTGCGCCATTGAATTTAACATAAACGCCTGTGGGATAAGTTGGTGCACCTGCATAACAAGTTGCTGTAGGTGTGCCTGCAGGATTTGATTCTAAAATATAGTTAACGTTGGGTAACTGAGGAACATTCTCAACATAGACAACTAAATTTTGAGGCTTAGTAATGTCTGGTGTTGCATAACTAGGATAAGCACTGGTGGCATTATCGTCGTCATACAGCAAAGGGCCAAATAGGGTTTCTCCAGTAGTGCCGCCGTCGATACTATTTCCTTCCCATATTGCGCCGCCGCCACTAGGGCCTGTTTGAACTTGAATGCTGTTAGGTTCTTTGTAGGCTAGTCTACGCCACACACCGTCACTACGTACTTCAATTTCATCAGTAGTTTCATTGTATCTCATTAAACCGTCAATAAGAACAATACTGCCACTAGGACGTTCGGTAGTACTACCACTTGGTAATTGCAAACTGTTTGTGTTATCTAATACAATTCGTGCATCTCTATCAATGCCTGCAACATTAGGGCCGTCAGTTACTACACTGACACTTTGGTCCTTTAAATTTCTGCCGTTGAGTTGGCTTTGTTTAAGAAATTTCATTAACTTACTCTCATCGAACTAACTGTTACGCTTAGTCGGCTGTTGGCCGATGCAACTGCACGTACACGATCGCCTGTACCTAGTACTAGTTTTTCACTGTCAAAACTAAAGGTTTCTCCAGCAGGTATCGATAAGTCTTTAATAACTTGTGTTTGTACGGCTACAGTTAATCCTGTCGGTACTGCATATAAATTTAAAGTTACATCTGAAGCAGATGTATTGCAAAAAATCATGCAGGTTACTGCATGTTCTTGAACATTGCTTGGGGAAGTACCTGGACAAAGAAATATATCTTCTCCATCCGTTGTAATTTGTGTGCTGGTTAACGCCATGTTTGTCCTTTAGAATATCATACTGTAAGCAATGGCCTTGCTTTTACTAATCAATTCGTCTCTGTTATTTTCTTTATTTACAAAAAATATGCCTGAGCCACCGTATGCTTGAGTTTTGGCATAAACTTTAACACCATCTGTTTCATATGTTGGGTCTGAAGAAATAGTCAACTTTAGTACATCATTTACCACCACAGACCCTGTACCATCGCAAGAGATAATTAGGTCTTGATTACTGGTAGTAGTTGAAATTTCATTACCGGCAATTCTAATATTTTGTACTTCAAAACTACCAGGGCGCCATTCTGCGGCCGACTCATTGTTTAATCTTAATTGTAGTAGAGTTTCAGCATCCACACTGTCGTCATATATCTGAAGAACACTGTCGCCCACTTTGATAAATTCAGGCGGTGTTGTTTCAAAATAACTAACAACAAAGTCATCTACAAACTGTACGTTGGGTATATCATCTGGATCCGTACATCTGTCTTCATAGTTGCCGACACTGCCTCTAACACTGAGAGTTCCTGTTCCTATACTAAGCACTAAATCTGCATTGTCTTTTGTAACAATAGAGTTAGTGCGCAGGCCAATCATAAAATTATTATTGTTGTCTGCTGATATAGAAAATGCGCCGGATTTAGTAGTACCTGTTTGACTGTCAAACCATGTAATTGCTTCGTCAAATACAATTCTTGCAGGCGGATAGGAAGGGTTACTGCCTCGATTAATTTCGATACCAGAAACTCTTCCACTGCCGTTATCTTCAATACCTGCAGGAAAATCTAATGCATTACCATTGGCATCAAATCCTTTGTTAAGAATAAGAATTTGATCTTCAATGGTAATTTGAGTAGTATTAATAGAAGTTGTTTCACCTTGAACTACCAAGTTACCAGTGACAATAACTTGCCCTGGACTATCGCCCACATCTAAGGTAATAGTTCCACCGTCATTGACGGCTACTTTGTAATTACTAGCACCAACTCTTAATACTTTTGACATTTCGTTGCCTTGATTAGATTGCTGTTAACACTAGTACATCTGCTGAACTGTCGTTGTCCAAGTACCATGTGTAACGGTTGCCACTGAAATCTGTAGCAACACGCTTGGTTAGTTTAGCAATCGCAACAGTACCTGGTGATTGGCCATCAGTTGATCCAAGGATACGAATTTCGCCTTCGGCAGCAGGTTGACCTGATACTAATTTACCTATTTTTAAATTACTGCTGGTAATAGAATCAACTGTTTCTGCTTCATCAAATGCATCTACTGATGTTTTTAAAACAACATATGTAACTGCACCACGTTGTTTAACAATTTGATAATCGCTGGCCAATGTGCCACCAAAATAACCTTGAACTACAATACCTGCTTCTGTTGTTGTGAATGATCTGGTAACTCTAGTACCGAGTACATCTTTATGTAATGGACGTCCCATTTTGTTTCTCCTTAATATGACGTTCTAGGTCTACGCAGAAGGGTTCTGCATAAGTTCGCACAGTGCGAATATAATTTAGACTATGTATTTATGTTTTACTAAGACTTGCCAGTAGTTCACGCTTTGAAAATGTCCTAATGATTTCTGAGGCACGGTG